TGTGTCGTAGTAGTGACGATCGTGGCTCCTAGGTGTTGGCATAAAGGTGAACCGCATCGCCCCTTGGTAGACTGTGTTTGTAAAATTTGGAATATAACTCCAAATTTCCTATTCCCACTCAGTAAAGGCATCTGGCAACACATCCGGTTTTGTGCGACATAGTTGCAGCTCAGAGGCTCATAACAACGCTTCTCCTTTTAGCTCCCTAGTTCCATGGAAGAATGCTGGAAGAATCGTGCTAAGAGAAGACCCACGGGGGGGCAACCGTGGGTCTAGCAGGTCTTTTTCTATATCTTCAGTGTATCAGAACACCTTTGACACCGCCTCCACGGCATCGCGCTTCGCCTCCATGTTCACGTGGGTGTAGATGTCCATGGTGATCTGGGAGCTGTAGTGGCCTGCCAGCTCCTGCATCACCTTGGGATGTACGCCGCTCATGGCGAGCAGGGTGAGGTAGGTATGACGCAGCTCGTGGAACGACCAGCCCTCCAGGCCATAGCGCCCCCGGTCGATTGTCCACCACCGGCTGAGCGAGCCTGGGGCGGTGCGCTTGCCGTAGTGGGTGGCGATGACGGGCGTGGTCTCGTCCTGGGAGAGGTAGCCCTCGTCAGGCTTGCGGTACCTGTTGGTCTTCTCGAACTGCGCCTTCTGTGCGGCCTTCATCTTGAGCAGTCCCTTGTAGGTAACGTCTGACATCGGCAACAGGCGCATGCCGGCCTTGGTCTTGGTGCCCTTGAGGTTGCCAAGCGTGTCATATGAGTGGCTCACGTCCACGATGCGGTGCTCGAAGTCCACGTCTCCCCATGAGAGGCCACAGACCTCTCCCCTCCTCATGCCCATGGTGAGGGCGATGAGGTAGGCGCACTCGTGGGTGTCCGTGGGGTCGAGCTCGCGGACGAGAGCGTGGGCCTTCTCGGGGTCGAGGGCCTTCTTCTCGCGCGTGTCCATCTTGGGAGGTGCAGCCCCGTCACAGGGATTCTTGGTGATGAGGCCCTCCTTGATGGCGGCCTCGAACACCAGGGTGATGTTGTCATGGATCTGGTTGACGTAGGAGCCGCTGGAGGGCCTTCCCGATAGGGTGTCTCCCTTGAGCATGGCGATGTACATGTCGTTCAACATCGAGGGGGTGACGGCCGCGAGGTTGGCGTGTCCGATGTGCTGACAGGCCGACTTGAACTGCCACGTCTGGCGCAGCTGCGTGGTGGGGGCCACCTCCTTCTTAGCCTCACGAATGTCGAGGTAGTGGTCGCAGTACTCCTCGAAGGTGTAGGAGGTGCGTCCCTGGACCCTGTCACCCTCGATCTCGTCGATGAACCTGCGCATCTCGGACTTGGCGTTGGTGTAGGTGCCACCCACGACGCGGGTCCGCTGCGAGTACTTGCCGGTGCGGGGGTTGAGGCCCAGGGAGACCCTGAGCTGCCACTTGCGGCACTTGCTCTTGGGCTTGTCCTTCTCGAGCTGGACGATGGAGCCCTCGCCTTCGACCTTGGCCATGGCTACCGCCTCCCCGCGGGACGGTCACGGTAGTCGAGGTAGGCCATGTAGTCCTCGAGCATGGCGCGGCTGCCGACGGACAGCGAGTCATAGAAGGTCTGGAGGGTGCCCTGGCCGGGCGCGTCGATGTCCTCGCGGCCGACCACGAGGTCGATGCTGCAGCCGAGCGCGTCCGCGATGGCCCAGGCCGACGCCAGCGGTATGGGCATGTCCGGGCCGTCCGGGTGGCGCTCGTAGCGGGCGTAGGTGCTCGCTGGGATGGAGAGCGCGCGGGCGAAGTCCTTGGCGCTGCGGTAGCCCGCCTCTCGGCGGAGGCGCTGGAGCGTCCTCCTGCCGCACGTGACGGGGGTGGGGTGGTTCTGTGTGGGGGTGTTATGCGATGTCATATACTGTTCGCACGTCCTCTCTGTCTCAAACTAGTTGGGGACGGGTTGTGGGACCCGCAGGGATGGCCGTCTCTGCGGGTCTTCTCTATGTGCGTGTCTCTTACGCGGGGCGCACCTCCTCCACGTCGCAGGGGTCGATGGTGGCGCACTCCAGCCTCATGTCCCCATGGAAGAGCGTGGTCTGGTGGACGCGGTCGTAGGCCTCCATGAGGCTGGACACCGTCTCCTCGTCCTCCTTTCGGAAGGACGCCATGACCTCCCTGCAGTAGTCGCTGAGGTCCAGGGCCTTCTCGTGCGTGAGGCTCGCGTCCTCCAGCCCCGTCTCCCTGACCTCGCCGTCCTCGTCTATCTCGGTGAACCCGTACCTGAGGTCGAGCTCGGCCTCCTTCTTCGAGGTGAGGGGTGCCGCCTTGGCGATGCGGCTGTTGCAGGCACGTTCCTTGACGAATCCGAGGTAGGCCTCGCGCTGCTGCGCGGGCGAGCCGAAGACAAGGATGTCGCTCAGCTCGCCGTCCCCGTCGGCGCTCTGGAAGAGGAGCTTCTCGTAGTAGCGCATGTACTCCTCGACCCTGCGGCGCTCGGCCTCGACGCGCTGGCGGGCCTGCTGCTCGTCGCGCTCCTTCAGGACCTGGGAGAGGCTGTCGAACAGGGCGCGCGAGTCGTCGGAGAGGTCGTCGTAGAACCTCTGTACCTCGCCGCGCATCGAGTCGACGTCGACGTGCTCCCGACCCACGACGGCATCGATGCTGCAACCGAGCACGTCGGCGATGTGCCAGGCGTTCTTGATGGGGATCTTGGTCGGTGACTGCTCATAGCGGGCATAGGTCGCCACGGGCACATCGATGGCCTCGGCGAACTCCCTCGCCGTCTTGTAACCGGCCTCCTTGCGCATGTCTTGTAGCGTGCTTGCCATGTCGTTACCTCCAAATATATGAACGTCCTGTGAGTGGGGTCGGCCCTCCTCTCCTCGGTCGGCGTGACACTATGCAACAGATTATCTCATTTCGTAACGATGCATTCAATCTTCGTAGAACATTTTACATCATAATTAGCTGTGTTTCTCACTATATGAGACAACGTATGATATTCTGGCTTCGCGCCACGGCAATCAGGTTTGGCGCGAAAAAACACGTTGCCTCGGGGGGAGGTGGATATGGGCTTCGAGAAGATCCCGTACTTCATGACTCCGCAGCAGCTCGCCGAGCTCACGGGCGAGCACGTCGGTTCCATCCGACGAGGAATCATGGCCGGACGCATTCCGGCGGACAAGGTCAACGGCAGGTGGCATATCTGTCGCGACGTGGTGTTTCCCAATGCCAGGAAAGGAGCGACCCGTGCAACGCAGGACCAGGACACACTCCCCTCGGACGGCTATTGACGATGTCCGTCGCCCGATGGCCCTCGGGCCGGGATGCGGGGAGGCCGCCGCGGCGACAGCGGCACCATGGGCCGGCTCGCGCCGCGCGACCCACGTGGTGACGAATCTCTCGGAAAACGAGAGGGGGTGGCAGACATGGGCGTGCTGAGCATGGTGCTGGGGCCCTCGGGCTCCGGCAAGTCGACGAGCCTGCTCAAGCTCGGCAACGTCGGCGTCGAGGTGTTCGGGTGCACGGGCAAGCGGCTTCCCTTCCGCGCCCCGCTGAACATGCGCAAGCGTGCCAGCTACCGCATGATCTACGACGCGCTCAGGCGCAACGAGAGCCGTTGCTACGTCATCGACGACTCGACCTACCTCATGCAGCTGGACAACTTCCGACACGCCCAGGAGAAGGGCTTCGACAAGTTCGTGACCATGGCGGTGAGCTTCGAGACGCTGCTCGAGGCCGCGATGGCCACGAGCGACGACACCACCGTCTACTTCATGCACCACCCACAGTTCGCCGAGAACGGCAGCGCGAAGCCGCAGACCATCGGCAAGATGCTCGACTCGCAGCTCTGCGTGGAGGGACTCTTCGACATCATCCTCGAGGCGGGCGTGGAGGATTCGAGGCACGTCTTCTGGACCAACGAGCACGGCATCGCGAAGACGCCCCTGAACATGTTCGAGGACCGCGTCATCGACAACGACCTCGACCTGGTGGACCGCACGATACGCGGCTTCTGGGGGATGGAAGACCTGAGGCCGACACGAGGGGGTGCCACCCGTGCTCATAAGCCACAGACAGAGTGCGTACCTGGATAACGAGGAGCTCGAGCGCACGGCGGGCCTCCTGGAGATCAAGGCCCAGACGGCCGAGCGCGGGCGTGACGCCTACGGGGTCGCGGCCCTGGCGCTGCGGATCCTGCAGAGGCAGGACCTGCGCGAGGCGAGCGACTTCCTGGTCACCTTCGAGCGGCTCGCACTGGACGAGGGATAGCGCAAGCGCGGCGGCCACCGCGGCCATCCCCCCGTCACACACAACCCGTCACCACACACATGAGAGGACACACCCATGAGGATCATGAACTGGGAGGGCGTCGAGGAGTCGACGCCGTTCAAGAGGCCGCCCGCGGGCGGCTACGTCGTGCGCATCACGAACGTGGAGGACGTCGCCGGCCGCGAGTACCTGAACGTGGTCTACGACATCTGCGAGGGGGACTACGCCGGGTTCTACTCGGACGACTTCGGGCGCCGCAACGACTGGGCGCACCGTTTCGTCCGCAGCTACAAGCAGAGCTGCCACGGCATGTTCAAGGCCTTCCTGTCCCGCCTCGAGGACAGCAACGAGCACTTCGACGTGGGCACCTGGCAGCGCGGTTGCGACGAGCGCGCGCTGGTGGGCCTCGCCCTGGGCATCGTGCTGCAGTACGAGGACTACACCAACGAGAGCGGCGAGGACAAGGAGCGCCTGCAGGTGGTGGGCGTCTACTCCGTGGCGGACATCCGCTCGGGGGACTACAGGCTCCCCGAGCGCAAGGACTCGCGGAAGGGCGAGGGGGTCGCCGCCCCTACTGCCGCCGACGCCCTCCCGTCGCTGCCCGCCTATGACGACCTCGGTCGCTGACCATGGGCAGGGTGCTGCTCGAGGACACGAGGCAGCAGCGCGGGAAGCACGACGCGAAGCACGCATGGTGGCAGGCCCACGGCGTGGGGCTGGTGCGCTCGAAGCTCGCCTTCGGTGACTACTGCCTGCCACCGAGCGTGGCGGTGGACACGAAGGCGTCGCTCGCCGAGCTCGCCTACGACATCGATCAGGAGCACGCCCGCTTCAGGCGCGAGCTGGCGGGGGCCCGCGATGCCGGCGTCAGGCTGTACGTGCTGGTGGAGAACGCCGACGGCGTGGCCGACCTGGCGGGCCTCTCCCGCTGGGTCGAGCTACCCGAGGACTTCTGCCGACGCGTCCATGCCAGGCACCGCATCCATGGCGACCGCCTGGCCAAGGCGTGCGCGACCATGCAGGAGCGCTACGGCGTGACGTTCCTGTTCTGCTCGCCCGACCAGGCCGCATCCGTGGTGTCCGGGGTGCTCGCGGGAGGTGCGAGCGATGTCTGAGCTGGGAGACGCCGCCGTTGCGTACGCCCGGATGGGCTGGGCGGTGCTGCCCCTGGGACGGGCCGGGAAGGTCCCGGCCATCAGGGGCGGCAGCCGCTCGGCCGTGTCCGACCCCACGCAGGCGGCCGCCTGGTGGTCCGTGAGCCCCGAGCACAACGTGGGCGTGGCCACCGGCGCGGCGTCGGGCGGGCTCTTCGTCATCGACGTGGACGTGGACCCTGCGACCGGCGAGGACGGCAGGGCCGAGCTCGACCGCTGGGAGCGCGCCCACGGGACGCTGCCGACCACCGCCACCGCCGTGACGGGGCGTGGGGGCCTGCACCTCTACTTCCACTCCGACGCAGGTGTGCGAAACTCCACGAACAGGGACCTGGGCATCGACGTGCGCGGTGACGGCGGCTTCGTGGTGGTGCCTCCGAGCAGGCACCCGAACGGCAACCGCTACGAGTGGGGGAACGCCCCCTTCGCGACCGGGGTGGCCGAGGCCGACGCGAACGTGCTGGCCCTCGTGGCCCACGTGCAGGCCCCACGAGCGCAGGCGACGGGAAGCGCCCCTTATCCCATGGCCACCCCTCGCTTCGAGCTGCCGAGCGTGGTGGCCAAGGGCTGCCGCGACGACACCCTCTTCCGCTACGCCTCGAGCCTGCAGGCCCGAGGTCTCACCGATGCCGAGATCGCCGACGCGGTGGCCGAGGCCAACCGCGAGCGCTGCGTGCCACCGATGGGAGAGGCCGACATAGCCCGTATCGTGGGCGGCGTGTGCTGCCGCTACGAGAAGGGCGCGGACAGGGGCTCGCCGCCAGGTGCCGATGGTGCCCACGAGGGTAGGCGCCCCCACTTCAGGAGGCTCGACCGCAACGGCAACCCAACCGGCCCCGTGCGCCACAACGTGGTGGCCCACGAGCTCATCGAGCGCCACCAGGCCTGCTACGTGGACGGCGCGCCGGCCATCTGGTCAGGCGGTCGCTACGCCTCGGGCTGGGACGAGGTGAACCGCGCCACCGTGGGCCTCATCGACGACTGCCGCATGGCCGACCAGAAGGAGATCCGCCACTACGTGCACCTGAAGGCGCCACGCGTGGACGCGAGCCCGCCGTGGCTCGTGGCCTTCGACAACGGCGTGCTCGACCTCGACGGCGGCTTCGGGCCCATGGACTCCTCGATGGTGATAACCAACGTCATCCCACATGCCTACCGGCCCGATGCCTACGACGGGACGTGCGACCGCTTCCTCGATGGCGTGAGCCATGGCGATGCGCTCGTGCGGGCGAACCTGGAGGAGGTGGTGGGCATGTGCATGTACCGCGCCAACGACTTCGGGCAGTGCCCGGTCCTCATCGGCACGGGCTCGAACGGCAAGTCCACCTACATCTCCGCCCTGCGAAACGTGCTGGGGACCGAGAACGTGAGCTCGCTCGACGTGAGCATCCTAGGCAAGCCCTTCCAGGCGGGTCGCCTCCTGGGACGCCTGGCCAACCTGGGCGATGACATCTCGAACGAGCGCCTCTCGGGCGACGTCCTGGCCGTCTTCAAGAAGGTGGTCACCGGCGAGTGGATCTACACCGACGTCAAGAACAGCGACGGCTTCGAGTTCAAGCCCTACTGCACCCTCGTCTTCAGCTGCAACGAGTTCCCGAGCCTGGGCGACTCCAGCGAGGGGATGCTGAGGCGCCTGTTCCCGATACCCTTCGACGCCCGCTTCTCGCGGGGTGATGCCGGCTACGACCCGCGCCTGTGGGACAAGCTCAGGAGCGAGCACGCCGCCGAGTACCTGATACGGCTGGGCGTGGAGGGGCTGCGCCGCGTCATCGCGAACAACGGTCTCACGCCCAACGAGCGCTCCGAGGAGCTCATGGGCGAGGTGCGCTGCGACAACGACACGGTGCTGCAGTGGATGCACGACCGCGACCTTTCTGCGGACGACTTCGAGGGCCGCGTCATCGCCGAGTGCTATGGGCGCTACTCCGACTGGTGCCGCGACGCGAACCTACGTCCCTTCGGCAAGTCCAAGTTCACCCGCAAGGTGAACGCGACCCTCGGTTACGCTTCCGTGCCCGAGAAGCGTGCCTTCACGGACGGGACGCGCACGGCGAGGGTCTTCAGGCCCCAGAGGGACGCCTGTTGACGCACACGGAAACGCTTCGGGTGACGCTTCGCGCGCCCAAGCGTGTACGGCTCTGAGCTGCGATTACACACCCGATTACTACGGTTACGGTTCCTCTCGCTTATCCCTTATCCAGAAAAGAGAGAAAGAAAGAGGTAAGGGGACGCGAGGCGAAACCGTGACCGGGAATGGAGCGACCGATGAGCTTCGGATACCGCGACAGGGACTGGATCAACCCTCCCGAGCCCCCCATCTACCACGGGACGTGCGCCAGGTGCGCGAAGTTCGACGCCTGCCCCTGCGGCTGCGGCTGGGGCCACTGCGAGGACGACCCCGGCGAGTGGATCGAGGAGGACGGCGGCTGCGAGGAAGGGTACCTGAGGTGAGTGCCCAGCCCTGGACGTGCCGCCAGGAGGAGCTGCTGCGGGAGCACTGCTACGAGGGAGTCGATGCCGTGCGCATGGCGCTCGCCCGCGAGTGTGGGGTGCGTCGGAGCGTGCGTGCCATCGAGGCCCATGCGAGCCGCATCCACGTGAGCCTGAGGCGCCTGTCCACCTGCCCCGAGTGCGGGGCGGTGGGCGTGCGGTTGAACCACATCAGCGGCATGTGCGCGCGCTGCACCGAGGAGGCGCACGTCGAGGAGGAACGCGCCTTCCGCGACCTCCTCGAGCTCGAGGCCCATGGCTGCGACGAGGGACCGGAGATAGAGGCCGCCAGGCGCGAGTGGGCACGGCTGCGCCAGCGCAACTCGAGGACGCGCCGCGCCTTTGGGCTTCTCGGCAAGCATGAGCGGGAGCTGTGACAGGCCGAGACAATGACGGCGACCGATACGACCGGAAGGGAGGCGGCACCATGAAGCCGAAGCTCACGGAGGACCTCATACAGGAGATGGCCCGCCTCAAGCGGGATGGCCTCACGAACAAGGACATCTGCCGCGCCGTGGGCATCCACGAGGCGACGCTGTACCGCTGGGTTGGCAAACCGACGACGAGGCTGCATCGCGCGTTATGCGAGGAGCTTAAAAAAGCGGAGTCCGACTACAAGGCGCAGCTCCTGAACACCATCCGCGCGGCGGCGCTCGCCAAGAACAGCTACTGGACGGCGGCGGCGTGGCTCCTCGAGCGCAAGTACCCCGACGAGTACGGGCGCGTGGACCGCAGGGCCGATGCCGGCAAGGCCACCGATGCCCCGACCATCGTGCTGGGCGTGACCGTGGGCGCCGCCGAGGGTGACGCGGGGGCCACGGATGACTAGCGCGGCCGACCACGTCATCGGGCGCTTCCATGACGTCCTGGGCGACGTCATGGCGCACGCCCACACGCACTACTGGCTGCACGGCGGGCGAGGGAGCACGAAGTCGAGCTTCATCAGCCTGTGCATCGTGCTTCTCGTCATGGCGAACCCCAAGGCGAACGCGGTGGTGGTGCGACGGTTCGGCAACACCCTGCGCGACTCCGTGTACCAGCAGGTGCTGTGGGCCATCTCGGTGCTGGGTGTCGAGGCGTGGTTCCGTGCCAAGGTGAGCCCCATGGAGATCGTCTACCTGCCGACCGGGCAGCGCATCGTGTTCCGTGGCGCGGACGACCCGCTGAAGCTCAAGGGCGTGAAGTTCACGCACGGCTACTGCGCAGTGACGTGGTTCGAGGAGCTGGACCAGTTCGAGGGCATCGAGGCCATCCGCTCGATCCTGAACTCGCTGCGGCGAGGCGGGGACGACTTCTGGATCTTCTACAGCTACAACCCGCCCAAGACCATGTGGAGCTGGGTGAACGTGGAATGCCTGGAGCGGCAGGCGCGCGCCGACACCCTGGTGCGCCACAGCTCCTACCTGGACGTGGTGGCGGAGCACCCCGACTGGCTGGGTGCGCCCTTCGTGGACGAGGCCGACTACCTCAGGGACACCAACGAGGTGGCCTGGAGGTGGGAGTACCTGGGCGAGGTCACAGGCGCGGGCGGGGCCGTCTTTGGCAACGTGCGCGACGTGGCCCTGAGCGACGAGCGCATCTTGGGGCTTTCGCGGCCGAGGAACGGCGTGGACTGGGGATGGTTCCCCGACCCGTGGCGGCTCGTGCGCTGCGGGTGGGAGCCCGAGGAGCGCCGCCTGGTCATCTTCGAGGAGCACTCCGCCAACAAGACCATGCCGGTCGACACCGGGCGGGTTGTGGTGGACGCGCTCACCTACCCGGACGTGGCTGGCCAGGACCCCTACTACCACGACGAGCTGGTGTGGTGCGATGACACGCCCGACGCCAAGGTGCAGATGGGGGTCTACCGGCGGGACCTGGGCATCAAGATCAGGCCCGCGCGCAAGGCACGGATGCGGCGCCTCTCGTACGAGTGGCTGGCGGGGCTGCGGGAGATCGTCATCGACTCGGCACGGTGCCCGCTCACGTTCGCGGAGTTCTCACTCAAGGAGTACGCGAGGGACCGCGACGGCTCGTGGATCGACGAGATCCCCGACGGCAACGACCACTCCATCGACGCGGTGCGCTACGCGGTGATGGATGACGTGCTGAGGGGTGCATGAGGGCGCTCTTCTCGACCAACTGAGGAAACGAAAGCAAGGCGCTCCTCTCCACAGGAAGATCTTCACAGGAAAGGACGTGATGGAGGGAAGGGGCGGCAGGGACGGATGACAGGGGAAGAAGGGTGGGAACGCATGGAGGAGACGTGCTGGGTGCCGGAGCATGTGCGGGCATATCTGCGGGAGCTGGGGTATGCGCTGCCGCTGGAGGCCATGGAGGGGCACATCCGCGAGTGGGACGGGTGGATGGCGGCGCGCGGGGACTTCTACCGGTACCGCGACACGGACTGTGTTGAGTCAATAGCACTTGAGCAGAAATCGCATCAGTTTCTGAGCAGATATCGCAAGAGTGCCGGGCAACTTATTGAGCACCCCCGTCCTGCATCAGCGCGTGGGTGACTCGATAC